ATTGGTCTAAATTCACAGATCAGTGTGCTGCTGCTTTCGTTAGACAGATTCAGAATGATATTTATGCGGAAATGATGAACGCAGGAAAGAAACTTCCAGCTCAGTTCCAGGGTACAGGTGCTCTTTCAAATGCTACTAAGGATAAGCTGGATGAACTGCTTGAGGATGTATCTCTTGCAAATGATGGTGCTCAGGTAGTTATTATGGGTACAAGAACTGGATTACAGCAGTTCCAAAAACTGATGGATGTTGATTGGATCACAGACGATCAGAAAAAAGATGTTGCTACAATGGGACGTCTTGGATACTATGGTCCATATACATTAGTTGAAATCCCACAGAGATTTGCTCTGAATGATACAACTAAGAAATTAATGGATCCTAAGACTCTGTTTATTATGCCGCAGGTTGAAGATAAGTTCATTAAATTCGTTGATGTTGGTGAAACAGAAATCTATGAAATCACTGATAAGGGTGATCGTATGGATGATACAATGAAATACGAAGTACAGAGATCAATGGGCGTAGGAACACAAATCGGACGTTATTTTGGCGTTTGGCAGCTTGCCTAATCTAAAATATCAATAAAAAACTGAATAATTCTCCATTCGCGTAGAGGATTATGCGAATGGAGGATTATTATGATTGGATATATTTATATTATAACAAATACAATTACTGGGAAACAATATGTTGGACAGACAATACAAACAATAGAGACACGATTTCAGGGACATATTTCATCAGCTAAGTGTAATACTGATAAAACATATTTACATAATTCCATGAATAAATATGGACATGAAAATTTTAAAGTAAAAGAAATCACTCATATAGATTGCATTTCAAAAGACATATTGTCACAAAAATTAAACGAATTAGAAATTTATTATATTAAAAAATATAATACGTTAGTACCTGGTGGATATAATTTAACAAAAGGCGGGACTGAAGGCGCTGAATTATATAAAAGAAAAATAGATGAATATGATTTAAATGGAAATTTTATTCAAACTCATAATTCAATAATTGAGGCGGCTGAATATGCTGGTTCTAATTATAATACGGCAATTTTTAAATGCTGTGCTGGAAAGTGTACATACGCCTTTCAGAAAATTTGGAGATACCACGGAGATCCGTTAAACAAATATAAAGTGCCAGAGATAACTATAGCTCAACGTATTAATAAAAAAGCCATTGTATCTCAATATTCAAAAGATGGAAAATTAATCGCAACCTATAATTCTATAGTTGATACTACTTCATTTTTCGAAAAAGAAATCAATTTATCTCATATTTCTGAATGTTGTAAAGGTAAATTATATACAGCATATGGTTATGTTTGGAGATATGGAGATGACTCATTTGATAAATATAATTCGAATCATGATAAACGATTTTCTGGTTGTCAAAAATTTGATTTACAAGGAAATTTGCTAGGCACTTATTCCTCTATTAAGGAAGCTTGTATTTCTATAGATAAAGATCCCCAAAAATGCAATTCACATATCGTATCTTGTTGTAAAGGTGCTAGAAAAAGTGCCTATGGTTATAAATGGAAATATATTGAATCATAATTTAAAGAGTGTTAATACATTCTTTTTTTTATACGAATAAAAGGAGGAACTTTTCATGGCAACTACTGCAGTGAAAAAGACAAAGACTACTGAAACTGCTACTGAATCTGTTGCAGCATCTGTTACGGAACCTGTTACATCTGAATCAGCAAAAACAGTAGAAGTAAAAAAAGAAAAGAAAACTTATGCCCCTACTGATGGGATTCCATGTAAATCTATTACTAATGGTGGACTTTATATGCCAGGGCTTAAGTCAAATATTTTATACACATGGATTGATGCCGGAGATGTAATTGAAGTTGAATATCAGGATCTGCAGGCAGCAATCAGATCAAATAATGGTTATGTTATGAATCCATTTTTTGTTATTGAGGATGAAGAACTTGTTGCACAGTTTCCACAGCTTAAGAAAATTTATAATACATTATATTCTGTAGGTGATCTTGAAGATGTAATTACAGAACTTTCTCCCGGAGATATGAAGGCTACTATTCTTTCACTTCCGAAAGGGGCACAGGACTCTATTAAACATCTTGCTTCAAAAATGGTAAGTGACGGTAGACTTGATAGTGTAAGAAAAATTAAAGTGCTTGACGAAATCTTTGATACAGAAATGAGTATTATGACAGGACTATTTAATTAAAAATAAGGAGGTATATTATGCCTTCTCTAAATTACGAAGAAATATACTCAAAATTTCGATTAAAAGCAGAAGCTTATGATATTTTACAATATCGTGAAGATGATGTAAGTGCGGTTTTTATGCCGGAATATTTACATGCATCAATAAATAAACCTTATATTCGAAGACTTTTTTCTGAATTGAAACTTGGAGATACAGTTCAGGAATTGACATATATAATGAAATATTCTGTTGATGATGATTTTGATGCAGAATTTATAACTGATATCTTAGGTATAGGTATGGTAATTGAATGGATTACACCCAAAATTAACAGCCTGAATAATACTCAGCAGGTATTTGGATCTTCTGAGGAAAAATTTTATTCTCAGACTAATCATTTAAATGGTTTAAAAGATTTAAAAAAATCATTAATCAAGGAACAGAAGAACTTGATTAAAGATAGAGGTTATATATGGAATAGTTATCTGGATGGAAGTAATACATAATGGATACAATTTACGGACATTTTGATGATTTACAAATTGAAGAATATAAGGAAAAATTACACAAAGAAATGTTTTGGCTTCTTTTATATAAGGATCCAAAAACAAAAGATGAATTTAAAAATGTTGACTTTGAAAAATATTTTATCAATTTAATGAAGAAAATCGATGGTTTGAATACTCTTCTCTTCTATCCTGTAGAAATTGTAGCAATTATGAGTTTATTACAGGCGGCTCTCAATGAGACAAGAAGTGATGATTTTAATTATCGTTCTTACCGAAAATTGATACTAGATGCGCATTCGTTAGTAGACAAAATTAATTCTAGGAGTTGATTCTATGGTTACTGCAGAAATGTACAAAAATTATTTGTCATCATATGGCAGTAATCTAGCTCAGGTAAAGAAAAATCAGTCTGATGCAATTATGAATAATTCTTTTACTGCCGATGCACAATATAAAAGAGTTTATATTTTAACAAAAGATGGATGGAAATGGGAAGATGCTAAATATCAACGTCATGCCAAGCTTTCCATTCTTAAAGATGCAGTGGATTATTATTTACAATTTCGGCCTAAAGTACATTATCCAATAGGAAGTTATGTGTTTGTTCCTGATGATACTGACTTCGATATTAACATATCTGGGCACGAACTTGATAATCCGCTCTCACTTCCAGACGAAAGAATTACACAACTGTGGTTTATTGTCGGTAGAGATGATGCGAATGCTTTTGTTAGATATAATATATTAAAATGTAATTGGAAATTTCAATGGATTTACGATAACAAATTATATAAATGTTGGGGTTCAAATAGATCAGCTAATAGCTACACAAGCGGTCGTTGGGATGATCAATATACATCTTCGCTTGATAATCTGACAGCTGCATGGCTTCCAGATATTTATTATGCGTATGGTAATAATTTATATGATTTAGGACTTAGTGACGATCGTACTATTATGCACGAACAACGTTTTATGCTTACGAATAACATTCTTGACCCAAAAGTCTATCAGGTCACAAAAATAATAGATCTTAATCCTTCTGGAGTAATTAAACTTTCCATAAAACAAGATGAATTGAATAAAAAAGTTGATAATGTTCAACTTAGAATTTGCAATTATTATAAAGGTTCTGGTGATCAAAAAACAGAGATTATTCAGAAACCTCAAACAATGATTACAAGTTCACAAATTGAATGGATGTATCTAAATGACGATGGTGAAATCGAGCCATTATTGGACCGTTCAAAACAGTTTCTTTATATTGGAAAAAATTCATATTTTGAATATAAACTTCCTTATGCCGATCTTACTTCTGAATGGAATATTAGTCTTGTTGACAAAAATTCCGAATATACAGAAGAAGAAAAATCATATTATGAAGGATTAATAAAATTGACTGTAATGGATAATGTCACTATATCACTTAAGCCTGGAAAAGCTCATAGTTTAATAGGTAAAAGATTTAATTTATCAGCCACAGATAATAATGG